TTCGTTCAAAACTTGATGCTCAGTTGGAAATACAGGCTCTTTGTGATGCAATTGCTCCTGAACTTCAAAAATGGTCTCCTAATGTATGGAAGTATTATGAGGCGAAAAGACTTCATAGAGCTCGTTTGAGTCCTTAAATTGCATGAACTATCGAGAAACTAAAGATTTCTCGGTTTTATGGAATTTTGATATATACCTCTGTATATTATTTTAACAAATGTCAACATATCCCGTTAAACACAAAGAAACTGGTGAAACGAAAGAACGTTTGATGACTATGATTGAATATAAGAAATGGAGAGAGGATAATACGGATTGGAATCGTGACAATTGTGACCACTGTAATTATCAAAGCGCAATCACATTAGAATAAATACTTTCGTATATTATTTTATCAAATGCCAACATATCCTGTTAAACACAAAGAAACTGGTGAAACAAAAGAACTTTCTATGACAATGATTGAATATGGAAAATGGAGAGATGAGAATAAAGATTGGGATAAGGATTGGTCTGCTGGTGTTGCCGGTGTTGGAGAAGTAGGAGATTGGCAAAGTAAATTAAAGAAGTCACATCCAGGATGGAACGATGTATTGCATCGTGCAAAAAAAATGCCAGGATCAAATATTAAAACTCTATAAAATTTATATGACAAGAAAAAGAAGGAGTAATGGTAATCAACCCCCTGCGGTTGGATTAATGTCTAAGTTGTCTAAGAGAAAAAAACCAATCGGAGCAGAACTACTTTTAGATATTGAACCACTTACTGATAATCAAAGAAAACTATTCGAGTCTTATGATGCTGGTAAGCACTTAGTTGCTCATGGTGTTGCTGGTTCTGGAAAGACCTTTCTGTGCCTCTTCAAGGCACTCCAAGATGTTTTGAGTGAATACACCCCATATGAAAAGATTTACATCGTGAGATCTCTTGTACCCACCAGAGAGATAGGATTCCTTCCTGGACCTCAACCATTGGATGCTAAAATATTAACTCCTACTGGTTGGACAACTATGGGAGATATTAGTGTTGGTGATTATGTTATCGGTAGAGATGGAAAATCAACAAGAGTTACTGCAGTTCATCCAAAAGGAAAAAAACTTGTTTATAAAGTGACAACTACTGAAAATTCATCTACTGAATGTTGTGAGGATCATTTGTGGGTCACTAAAACATTTGAAGATAAAAAAAGATTCAGGACTGGTACCACAAAAACTACAAAACAAATACTTGAAACTTTTTTGAATAAAGATGGAAAAATAAATCATTATATTCCAAGAAATGAAGCAGTAGAATTTACTCAAAAAAATCTACCAATTCCACCATATACTCTCGGAGTAATATTGGGTGATGGATCTATCTCAAATAGTATTGCATTTACTAATATTGATAGTGAACTTGTTGAAAAGGTTAGAACTGAAGTGTCGGAAATTGGATGCTATTTGACGAATCATAATATTTCATATACAATAAGTAATTCTCCAAGAAATAATAAACCAGCAAGAAGAGTATTAATTACGGATACAGATACTGGAAAAATTGATGAATATTATTCAATCGGAGTTGCTTTGGAAACTGTTACACAGTCCAAATCAAAACTTAAATATTATTGTGAGAATAAAAAAGTAATTGACAAAATTAAATATGAGTTTGTTTCATCTAAAAACAGATGGGAAAATCCAATAAAAAATAGTTTATTTCAACTTGGATTAGAAAATACAAAATGTGATACTAAATTTATTCCAGATTTATATAAATTCTCTTCTATTAAAGATAGAATAGAATTATTGAGAGGATTAATGGATACTGATGGTACTGTAAAAGAAACTGGAGAAGCATCTTTTAGTACTACTTCTCGTCAATTAGCATTGGATGTAATTGAATTAGTAAAATCTCTTGGAGGTAGATCTGTTATTCGTGAAAGAAATCGTATTGGAAAAACTTCTAAGATTGTTGATAAAACTGGAAAACTAAGAAAAATCACTAGTAAACTTATATCATATGAGTTTACTATTAGTCTACCAGAACATATAAATCCATTTTATATCTCAAGAAAAGCACAAAAATTTTCTTGTAAATATATGCATCATGTTGGAATTAAATCGATTGAACCAATTTGTGAAAAGGAGGTACAATGTATTCAGGTAGATAACTCGGAAAGTCTTTATATTACGGATGATTATATTGTAACTCACAATTCACATGAAGATAAGGCATCTCTTTATCAAATTCCTTATAAGAATATGGTAAAGTATATGTTCCAGATGCCGAGTGATGCTGACTTTGAGATGCTCTATGGAAATCTAAAAGCACAAGAGACCATTAGTTTTTGGAGTACTTCTTTTATCCGTGGTACAACTCTGGATAATTGTATTATTATTGTTGATGAATTAGAAAATTTAAATTTCCACGAATTAGATTCTATTATTACTCGTGTTGGCGAAAACACTAAAATTCTTTTCTGTGGTGATGCCTCTCAAAGTGATTTGATTCGTCAAAATGAAAAGAATGGGGTAGTTGATTTTATGAAAATTCTTCGCCAAATGCCTTCGTTTGATATTATTGAATTTGAAGTTGCGGATGTAATTCGTAGTGGACTTATTAAAGAATACATTATTACAAAAATGGAACTTGGTTTGTGACTTTTAATCATCTTGATATAAAACTTCCCGAATTAGAAAGAGAAACGATTGATAGTGTAAGATATTATAAAGTACCAGAAGATGATGTTTTGCATCGTCTTGTTTCTATTACCTCTGTTACTAGTTATATTAATCGTCAGATTTTTATTAATTGGAGAAAGAAAATTGGCGAAGCAGCAGCAGATAAGATTACCAAAGCAGCAACCAGTCGTGGGACTGATATGCATACATTGGTAGAAAATTATCTGCATAATATTTCAGAACTTCCAGAAGTTCAACCTTTATCGCAATTTTTATTTAAGATTGCTAAACCAGAATTAAACAATATAGATAATATTCATGCTCTTGAAAAATCATTATATAGTAAAGTTCTTGGAATTGCCGGAACAGTTGATTGTATAGCAGAATATAATGGCGAATTGGCTGTTATTGACTTTAAGACTTCTGCAAAACCAAAACCAAAAGAATGGATTGAGCATTATTTCGTGCAGTGTGTAGCGTATAGTTGCATGTTATATGAACTTACTGGTATAATGGTAAAGAAGTTAGTCATTATTATGGCTTGTGAAAATGGAGAATGTGTTGTTTATGAAGAATACGACAAAAAAAAGTATATCAAATTGCTCATCAAATATATTAGAGAATTTGTTAGAGATAAACTTCAAACCTATGAATGAAGAAATTAAAGAAGAATTAAATGCTAAATTTTTGTGTCCGCAAAAGTTTGCACAAGAAATTGAAGACATTGTAAAAAACACACACGTCAATTATATTGATGCAATTGTATCATATTGCGAAGTTCAAAATATTGAACTTGATACAATATCAAAACTTGTTTCAAAACCACTTAAAGAAAAAATTAAGTGCGATGCTACTGAACTTAATTTTTTAAAGAAAACTACAAAAGCAAAACTGCCATTATAAAATAAACTATATAATAATGCCTGGTTTGTTCGCACTTTTCGGGTGGGAGGGTAGAAATGCTCTCCCTTATAAATAGTAATGCGAACAAACTTAAGAGCAGATGAAAGTAATTATTTACTGCGCCCATTGTATTTCTACTGGGAAAAAATATATAGGGCAAACTAGAAAAGAATTAAAAGAAAGAATAAGACAGCATAAAAGTTCTTGTTATAGAAATAAAAATAAAAATATTAAATTTTATAAGGCAATAAAAAAATACGGTTGGGAAAATTTTATTTGGGGAATAATAGAAGAAGGAGATATTAATATCTGGAATGATAGAGAGACTTATTGGATTGAGATATATGATACATATAAAAATGGATATAATTTAACTGAAGGGGGAAATAATAGAATAATTTATGAACCAAAATGTAAAGAATTTGAATTAATGTCTCCAGATGGTAAAATATTTAAAGGCAAAAATATTAAAAAATTTTGTGAAAAAAATAAATTACCTTATTCAAATATTATAAATCTTTTGTTGGGTAAAGGAAAATCTTGTAAGGGGTGGAAATTGCCAAATACAAAATTGACTAGCAAACAATCTTTTGCTTTAACAATATCTAGAGAATATGATATAATGTCTCCAGATGGTAAGATATTTAAAGGCAAAAATGTTAGTGAATTATGTAGAAAATATGATTTGAATGTTGGTGCTATAATTAATGTTCTTAATAGAAAACTTCATTCATATAAAGGTTGGAAATTACCCTCTACAGAAATGTTCGGGGGATTATTAATATCCAAAAAATTAGAAAAAGAATACAAACTAATTTCTCCTGATGGAGTTGTGTATGAAGGTAAAGGTGTTAGAACTTTATGTAGAAAATTTAATTTGAATGAAGGTTCTATAAGTGAAGTTTTAAATGAAAAAAGAAAACACTATAAAGGATGGAAAAAATATAATGACCCCATTTCAAGTTTATTGCCAATATCTTGCGATAAAAAATCACTTTACAAAAAAAACCTACGATTACCATAAGTATTGTGGAAGAAGTCGTGCGTCAAAAGAAAGTTTTTATAAAAGAACCGATAGATTCTTTTTTGAACGACTATCAATACAAAAAAATGATGAGCAAATCAAAGCATATTTTGTAGCAAATTTTGTAGATTGTAATGACCCAGAACGACTTTGGATAGGAGATATTATTCGTGAAGGTGAAGATGTATATAACGAATGGTTAAAGAAGACACAAAGTTTATCTTATTTGTTTAAATCTGAAACTGAAAGTTTTATGAATAAGAAAAACTTTGAATCTTTATTTGATTGTAAAACTGGAAATCATCCAGAAATACTGAAAAAATATTTACAAAAAAGTATTACCATAGAAACTATTACGATATTAGATATATTATTAAATTTTGTTAAAGATTTTGATAAAAAACTTACTGATCCAATTTGGAATTATGTAAGTTTGAGAATTTTTAAATACAAACCTTTCCTAAATATTGATGTATCAAAGTATAAAACTATACTTAAAGAGGTTGTATTATGAGTAAGTTTTTTAACTCAGAGTTAGTTAGAAACGATATGAAAGAACTTGAAAAACTTCAAAAAAAACTTTATCAAGATATGATATACGTTCCTTTTTATGATAAGGAACAGAAAAGGGAACATTTGATTTTGATGAAAGAATTTTTAGAAAAACAAAAACTTTTTATTTTTAGACTTTCACTTTCAGATGATCCAGAAGCAATAGAAATGAAAGAAAATATGCTTGATTCTGTTGAGTTTCTTGGATTTGATAAAAAGAAAGGATTTGATTCTTTTTTTAAAATGATGGAAAGGACTATTAATGGACTTGAAAAAACACTTGACGATTAAAGGTCTATCTGCTATAATAAATAGGTCCAATACAATCCAATATTAAAATACGGAGAATATAAATGTCGTTTGCTGATTTGAAGAAGCAATCAAAGATGGGTTCCTTGACCGAGAAACTCATTAAACAAGTTGAAAAACTCAACGAAACTGGTTCCAAGGATGATAATCGTTTTTGGAAACCTGCGATGGATAAAGGTGGTACTGGTTCTGCTATAATTCGTTTTCTTCCTACTCCTTCTGGTTGTGAATTACCTTGGGCACAGGTTTGGTCTCACGCATTTCAAGGACCTGGTGGTTGGTTAATTGATAACTGTTTAACTACTAATAAAGGGCAATGTCCCGTCAAATAACACAGGCGGCTTTATAAGGTAACTTATAACGAAAAACTCTGTTAATTGCTGGAAACCCTAAACGAAAATAGATAAATAGTTTGTAAACTAAACGAACTATTGTGGAAAATAAAATCTCATTGATTTCTAAAGATGGTTTTTATTGTGAACTGAATAAAAAATATTATAAGGATGTATTGAAAAATAGAACTTTAAAAAATGAAGAAACTTATTTATCTATTTTACGCAAGGCAATCAGCAGCCAAGCCTCATTTGGTGAGGAAGGTTCAACGACCATCCCGTGACTGGGAGTAGGGGAAAGTTCCCCGAAATGCAGAGACACCCAAGTGGTGTGTGATATGGTCTACTCTTATATGAAAATATAAGCAGGGAAATGTCCCGATTAGTGATTAACGATCACTAATGAATATAAGGTTGTGAAGCAAATCGTGAATTATGGAATACTGGAAGTAAAGATAATCAAAATATCGTCCGTGATCGTAAACGTAAACTTTCTTATTACGCAAACATATACGTCGTAAAAGATCCTGTTGCGCCTGAAAATGAAGCAAAAATATTTCTGTATAAGTTTGGTAAGAAAGTATTTGATAAAATTATGGCTGCAATGAAGCCAGAATTTGACGATGAGAAACCCATTAATGCATTTGATTTTTGGGAAGGTGCAAACTTCAAACTGAAACTGCGTAAAGTAGAAGGTTATTGGAACTATGATAAGTCAGAGTTTGCTGAACCCTGCCCACTTTTAGATAATGATGATGAACTAGAAAACATCTATAAATCACTTAATGATTTAAATGAATTTACAGATGAGAAAAACTTTAAATCTTATGATGATTTGAAGAAGCGTTTGGACTCTGTTCTTGGAACCAAAACTTCAACAAAACGCCAAGATCCAGAAACTATTGATGAAGAAGAAGAGTTTGAACCCACAGTAAAAACTACTTCGTCCTCAAAATCTAGTTCTGTTGATGAAGATGAGGATGATGATGATGCCTTATCATACTTTCAAAAATTAGCTGAAAGTTGATTTTCAAAATCAACTTTTAATTACCTTATCCCCCGAAAAAAAATTCGGGGGATTTTTTTGTCTGTAAGGTTTTTATACCCCAGTTAGTCTTGGATTATATGTTGATTTTGATGATTGACTAAGGTAATTAGAAGAACGATCATATTTCATAATATTTTTCAAATCGCTTACCATTACTGATAGATACTCTGGTCTTATTAATCTAATTTGTCTTTTTTCTTCATTTGTCTTTACTTCATACTCATAATTTGTGATTGGTTGTGTAGGATTTGTAGTTACTAAACTATAATCGGTTTTTGTATATGTAACTTGAAAATTCGAATCAACTTTTAATCCTGCGGGAACTATAAGTCTTTTAAAATTATCTAAAATTTGAATAGTCTCATAATGATGAATATTTGCTATATTTTCATCAGATCCATATTTGTCTAGCATATAATTATATAAATCTTGATTACTTAATGGCCATTGCTCTCTTACATTAGTGATATTATTTGTATGTAAAACTATCCAGTCTAGTTCTGGATTTTCATAAACTTTATTTGCAACTTGTTCTGGTCTTTCATTATCTGTAATTTGATAATAAACAAAAGCAGTAATAACATTTATAACATCACTTCTAATTGCTGCTCTTTTAAAAATATTTTTAACAGTAATATAATTCTCATTTGAATTTGAATTCGGTAAACGAGAAAGATATTGTAAATTTGGTAGTTCTTTGAAATATCCCATTTTAATAACCTACATCGTCGTCTTGTACTTGATCCAAATCACTAGTTCTTGTGTTGAATATATCTGTTTGATAGTCAGTATTATAAATTGGTTCAAGTTCTGAAAATTGCATCGTCATAGTTAAAGTAACTGGTTGTCCTTCATCATAAGCAGCCCAATTTCCTTCTGGTGCATAATTTACAGAAAATGAAGTCAGGGCACAAACTTTAAATTTATTTAATCCTGAAATGGGTTTATCTTTTCCTGTTCTGTATCTAAGTTTAAATACATTTGGTGTTCCAAGAAAAAATGATGCTTGACCTGCTTGACCGGTTTGTTTTCTTGGAGCCATACCCTGCTTGAAAAAACGAATAATTCTTTTTACATTTCTTGCTTCACTTGAACTTCTTGGGCTCATACGATAAGAAAATGAAAATTGACGAAGTTCTGGACTATTAAATAAAAGTTCTAAGTTTGAGTTTGGTATAATACCAAAACCTCTTGCTAAAATACTTTCTGGTGATACTTCAAATTGTGCCATTTTAAGAACTTGTGAAGCAAGAGCAGATGCTGCTGTACCTTTTGCAGCAGCACTACCTGCTGCTGCACTTAATACGTCTGCATATAAATTTGCAGCCATTCCTCCTTTGGCTGCATTTAAAGGACCAATTGGACTTTGACCTTTTGTTACTGCTGCAGATACAGCGCCAAGACCACCCGTAAGAAGACCAGTACCTGCATAATCTTTCATCTTTGATAATGCAAATCCAGTTGCACCTGCGGTTGATGGACCCATTTGGTCTGGTCCCCAGGAAACAATATTACCATCAGACACACCATTTGGAATTGGTAAAACGCTCATTCCAATAAAATCGGACAATGCACTATTTCTTTGTACATTTTCTTGAATTGCTTTTGCTGGGTCCTTAAGTATACTTTCTGTTCCTGTTGGTTTATATCTAAATTGTGAAATTTCCAATCTATCTTGTTGTGATGTAATCATATCAATTGGATATATGAGAAGTTTTTTATCACCAAATAATCTTTTTTCATTTACATCATTGAAAGCAGTTCCAGAAACATCAAAGGGTGTTAATGCACCGATTGGATCAGTAACAATATCTACAATAGCTTTTGCAATATCAACAATTTGTTGAATTGTATTTGGTGCAGTTGGTGATGTTGCTCCTCCTATTTGAGTGTCTTGTGAACCTGCTTTATTTACTATAAATCCAGGAAGAACACCAGTTCCACTTATATTTTTTGCATTTGTAATTGAATTAATTACTTTATCGTGTATTGTTATTCTTTGCTTTGGGTCTGATATTGTACCAACTCCATTTATACTCCATATACCATTTGTATAAATGTCGGTCTTTCCTATTACAGCACCATTAAAATAAACTATTTTATAAAGCTTTGTATTTCCATTATCTGGATCATACGTAAGCTGCATTTTTTCTTCTTGTCCTGGAAGCGATAGGACTGGTGGTGGTATTGGGTGAAAGTCATTACTTACTGCTTTTTCCGCCATTTATGGTGCCGATTGGTTATCTGGATAATCCCAAACTCTGGATTTGAATACTGGTTGTCCTCTTTTATCAACAAATCTTTCGGTTGGAAGTAAAGATACTCCTCTCCATTCGCTTTCAGGGACCTTGAAAAAATTACTACTCACACCAGAAAAAAGATAATTATGTAATGTTTTTCTTGGTGCATTCACGTTTCCTGCTTTATTTATGTATGAAGCAGCAACACCTCCACGATATTGTGGATTTAGATAATGAAGATTAGAACCAAGGAATATTCCTTGTCTTGGATTTACATTTATAATATATGCTAATGGTTGTCTATCCCAGAATAGATATTTTTGTGGATATTTTGCAGAATACATAAAAAATACTAAATCACCAGGAATAATAAAATCAGTATCAATCTGACTTATATCTTTTTCTTGATTTGATAGTTCATTCATCAAGGCATTTGTATACCAAGATGTAGAACGATATTTTTTTCCTGCTTCTTTAATTATTTTATCGGCAATCATATTTTTACTCTATTTTTTATATCTATTCCTCTTTTTCTTTGATATATTGTTAGTGGTCCAGGAGTAGTTATGTGATCTGTTATCGTACATTTCCATTTTTGTAAATTTGTAGTTGCTTTTGAGTTATTTTTATTATCACTATCAATTAATCCTAAATTTTTTAGAATAAAATATCTACTAGTATTATGTTTTCGTGCTGCTTCTTCTATTGATCTATATTCAATTCCTTCATAAGTAATTCTGTTACCTTTAAAAATTTTTCCTTTCATAAATTCACTATGTTTTTTGTGTTTTTCTTTATTAGTTTTATTCCTTTCCGCCATTTTTTTTAAATTATCGGTATAATAAGACATTGGTCTTGGGTTATTTTTTAATTTTTCTTTCCAGGTATTTGATTGTTTTTGTTTTACTTCTTCTGGAACTTTTCTTCCTTTCAAACTTATTTTATTTGATGCTCCTATTTTTGCTCTAACTTCCGGTCTTTTTGTTGGACTATCGTCACCATACATTTTAGGAGGAGCATTACCACCATCAGCAATATTCATCAAAATGCCAGTACCATCACATTTTTTACCAAACACAGCAATCATATAGATTTCGTGCTTAAATGCTTCTTCTTCGGTTAGATTTTGTTTTAGTTTTATTATTCTACTTCTATCTTTTGGGGGATTGCAATTTTTTCCATTTCCATAATTGCACCTATACCCTTTCCCTTTACCAATATAATAGGGAGTTCCGTCGTCACGTAAGTAGGCATAAGTATAATACATAGTTTTTTTCTTTAACTAATATTATTTATCCCCGAATAATTCTTTTTCTGTAAAGATACGAAATTCCCAGTTTCTATCTTTGCAATATTCACGACAAGCCTCCCATTTTGCTTGATTTACTGCCCAAGTTTTAACTGCATATGCCCAGGATTTCGTTCGGTTTGGTGGATTTGTGGGTGGTTCTTTTAAATCTTTAGATGGTTTAATTTCTACAACTACTATTCTTATATTTCCGTCTTTGTCTTTATATTTTAGTTTCATATCTGGAAAATATCTATGTACTTTTTTGTCTACTGGTGATATATAAGGAACCCAAAATTCTTCACTTTGATATGAAATTATATTTTCAGTCAAATCACAATAATGAAACATTTTGAGTTCATAACTAGAACGAAAGTATATTTCTGTTGGATTTCCCTCATATTTTTGTGGATTTTTCGGTTTGAACTTTCCTTGTTTGTAATTTTTATTTGCAGACATACATATAATATACAATTCCCATCAACATATTTAGATGGCTACTGCTCCGAAAAAAGGAAAACCAGATATAGGTCCATTATATATTAGAATGACTACTCCATCACCGGATGGGTCACTTCCAGGCGCAAGGGATATATTTGGAAAACTTTCAGTTACAAGTCAATTTAAAGTGTCTCTTCATCTTACTAATTATGATAGGGACTTAATGGGTTGGTTATCAAAATGCGGATTGACTAATGATGTAAGAACAGCAAATACATTTGATTTTTTTTGTAGCGAAACTGCACTTCCTGGTGCAACATTTGATATGGCTGAAGAAAGTGGAAGTCGTCAAGGAATTATAGAAAGATTTCCAACAAGAAGAATATATCCAGATTTTACGATGACTTTTTATGTTGATTATGATTATAAAATAATTCGTTTATTTGAAGAATGGATGAATTATATTAATCCAATTTATGATTCATCTGGTATTGTTCCAGCAGATGCAACTGGACAAGGAAATGCAAAAGATAGTCAAGACTTTTTTAGATTTAAATATCCAGATACTTATAAAAGAATTATTTCTGTAGTTAAATTTGAAAGAGACTTTTTGGAAAATCCAAATGAAGCAGGTGGTCTAACAATCACACAACCCACAATAACTTATAGAATGATTGACTCATTTCCTACAAATATTACAGCACTTCCAGTATCTTATGAAGGGAGCACGATTACAAAGACGACAGTTTCTTTTAGTTATGCAAGATATCTAATTGAAAAAAATAATGGTTCCAGGAAATAATAAATAACATTACCGAAAATATATAAAATGACCCTGCCTAAAATTTCAACACCACAATATGAATTGATTTTACCATCAACAGGAAAATCAGTTAAATATCGTCCATTTCTTGTAAGAGAGGAAAAAATATTACTTTTAGCACTCGAAAGTCAAGAAACAAAACAGATTACAAATGCAATTAAACAAGTATTAAAAGATTGTATTTTAACTAGATCCATTAAAGTAGAAGAACTACCTACCTTTGATATTGAATATATTTTCTTGAATATTCGTGGTAAATCTGTTGGGGAAAGTGTTGATTTAATTATTACTTGTAGTGATGATGGAGTGACCGAAGTTCCTGTAAAAATTTATATTGATGAAATACAAGTTCAAAGAAACGAAGATCACACATCTGATATTCGTCTTGATGATAAATTGACTTTAAGAATGAAATATCCTTCACTAGAACAATTTATTAGGTCTAACTTTAATTTTAGTGAAGAAAAAACAATTTCAAATATTGATGAATCTTTTGATATTATTTCATCTTGTATTGATGTAGTGTTTTCGCAAGAAGATAGTTGGGCAGCAGCAGATTGTACAACAAAAGAATTGAAAGATTGGATTGAAACTTTAACGGCACAACAATTTAAAGAAATTGAAACATTCTTTGAAACAATGCCGAAACTTGCACATACTATTAAAGTGACTAATCCAAATACAAAAGTAGAAAGCGAAGTTACGTTGGAGGGTTTAACCAGTTTTTTCGGCTAATTATGGCTCATATGGAATTGGAGTCATATTTTAGACTTAACTTTGCTTTGATGCAGTATCATAAATATTCTTTGACGGAGATAGAAAATCTAATTCCTTGGGAACGAGATATATACGTCACATTACTTCAACAGCATATAGAAGAAGAAAATCTTAAACAACAACAATCAAATGGCTCTTAGTTCTGTTATTAATCCAAAAGTTATTACAGGAAAAAAGAAGCCTAATCTTTTAAGAGCGCAGAATTTTATTTCTGGTGGTTCTTCGGTAGGTGCAGGTGTACTTGGGTCAGCAGCAAACAAGATTGTTAATTTTCAAAGAACAGGAGTTCAACCATCACCAGTAGACATTAGTAGTATTGTAAAATCAATATCTACTGGCGTAGTTAGTAATTTTAACAATCAAGCACAGACAATTAATAATTCAGTTACAAATATTATTAGTAAATCTATTGGTAATTTTTCAAAGGATTATCAAGACCGAATTAAAAAAGTAGATGAAGCAAAACCAACAGGTGTACTTCAAAAGATTTTAGGTCTTTATAGAGATGTAATAGGATTTATACAATTTTTTGGAAAAAGAAAATTTGTAGAAGGTCTAAGAGATAATTTAAAAGCACTTCAAAAATCATTTACTGATAGTTTTGAAGTTGCAAAACTTATCCGTCAAGTAATTATTAAAATTGTAAAACAATTATCAAATCTTCCAAAAACAAGTCCATCTGGTGGTGGGGGCATCAATCTTGATATCGATGTTCCTGGTGGTGGATTGAAAAAAACAGCACCAAGAGGACTTGATGGAAGAATGAGAGGAATGGGAAGAGGTAAAATGCTTGCTCTTGGCGCTGGCGCTCTTGGATTGGGTGCTGCTGGTGCTGCTGCAGCAAATGCTCTTTCGGGAAGTGATGCAATTCAACCTGGAAGTTCTACACCAGAAATACCTGGAAATTTACTTGATGGTTTGACTGCTGTTATTGATAGATTTTCAAAAGCAATTGATAGTTTAGTTAGGGGAAGTTCTGGTAAGAAATCGTCTGGGTCTTCTTCTGGGGGCGGTGGCGGAAGTGCTGGAAATGTAGAAAAACCAAAGGAAACTCCTGGTGCTACTCCTGGTGCTGGTAGTGTTGTAAGTTCTGCTCCAGGAGATGAAAAACTCGCAGCATTTGTTGCATCTATGGAAGCAGCTTCTCCAGAAAATGCTTCTGATGCGATGCAAGTGATGTTGAATCGTTCAGCATCTGGAAAATACGGCAAAGGATTGTCTGGTGTTTTATCTGGATATGATCAATTTTCTCCAATATCTGCTGCACTTTTTCCAAAAAGTGCAGATCCTGATGCAGCAGCAAAATACGGACCAATTGCAGCAAAATTGCCAGGAAACACACCACAAGAAAAATTCAAATATTTACAAAGTGAGGCTTCTAAACCTGATGGATTGAATAAACTTCAACAAATTTTTGGTGGAGGTAGTGCTAGCGTTGCTGCTACAGTTTTAAATGATCCTAAGTACTTGGCTGCTTCACGTAAGAATGTTAAAGGTGCTTTGAATTTTTATGGAGGACCGAAAGTAAATGCTTCGGACATACAATTTAGACCTGGAGGAAATAATTTTTACAACTTTACTGGTCCAGTAGGAACTTTAGGGACACAACCAACTGGAACCACACCATCACCGCTACAAGCAGCACAAGCACAAGCAGCACCAACAGCACAAGCACAAGCAGCACCAACAGCACAAGCACAAGCAGCACCAACAGCACAAGCACAAGTAGCACAAAGAGTATCAACTGTCTCTCAACCAGCACAACAAAAACCTCAAATAAACTACCTTCCACTTGATATGAGTGGTGGCGAGCAACAGGCACAACAACCATCAGGTAGTGGTGGTATTTCTGCTCCTCCACCAACACCACAATCTGGTCCTAGTGTCCCATTTCTGTCTGCTACAAATACTGATAATTTTTTAGTTCTTTATTCGAGAATGGTTTATAATATTGTGGACGGATAATGGCTAAATTACTTTCTTCTCCACTTGTTTCTGCTTCTAATAATATTGTTCTTTTTGCAAAAGGAACAAAAACTTTACCTAAGGTACAAAATGAATTAGTTCAATTTAATCAATTTTTGCAACTCAAAACTGTTGAACTTGAAAAACTTAAACCTCCAGAAAAGAACAAAATCAAAGAACTTGCAAATTTAAATATTGCATCATCATTTGGAGCACCTGGTGGGTTGTTGAGATCACTTGCAAGTGGTGCTCTTGATGTTGCTGGGTTCTTGGGAAATATGTTTCCTGCAAAAGGAAAAACAGGAAACCCAGGAAAAGTACCAAAAAAAATAAAAGTACCAAAACCAGCAGTGAGGGGTTCAAAATTAAAACTTGGTGGAATAAGAGCAGTAGGAGTTGTAAATGCTTTATTTGCTGGACTTGATTTTGCGACTGGATTGCAAGAAGGCGAAAGTGTAGGAAAAGCAGCAGCAGGTGCCGGTGGTTCTCTTGCTGGAAGTTTACTTGGTGGTGCAATCGGACAAGCACTTATTCCAATACCTGGAGTTGGTTTTGTTCTTGGAAGTATGGCTGGTGGATTTTTAGGTGGTTATGCTGCGGATAGAGTATATGAAGGTGGAAGTTCTATAAAGAAAAAATTAGATGAAAGATTAAAAAAACAAGAAGCAAAACAAAAAGGAGTAGCATCTGGTGGTGGTAATTTTGGTGATATTATAGGCAAATTTAGTTCTGCTGTAAGTAAGTTTGAGCAAGGTGTTTCTTCTGGTTTATTTGGGAGTGTTTCTCAAATTGGAAGAGATCAAACAGAAAATAAATCTGAGATCAATTATGAGCCAGATACAAAATCAATTGATACTGGAAATAAACCAGAATCAACTGGATTGCAGCTTGAAGATGTGGAAGCATCTGGAGGAGATGTCCCTGGATCACCAAATTATGGTTTCAGAACGGCACGTCGTCCAAAACATAATGGTAATGATTATTTTAAAGATGTTGGAACACCAATTAGTTTAATTCAAGAAGGAACAGTGACTGTTGCAGATATGAATTATAATCCTGATGGGTGGGGAGCTTTAGTTGAAGTCAGACACAAAGATGGTTCTTTAAGTAGATATGCACACTTAAGTAAAATTTCTGTTTCTGCAGGATCTAAAATTTCTCCAGGACAAGTTATTGGATATACTGGTGGAGCAGCAGGTGCTTATGGTTCTGGAAATTCTGAAGGACCACATTTGCATTTTGAATATCTTCCTTCTGGTTCTGGTCAGGTTGATCCAACACAAGCAGCTAAAAAGATTTTTAGATTTGGTGGTAATGTAAAAGTAAAACCAAAGGTAAATGCTCAATCTGGGATGATGGGACAATCAGGAGCACCAACAGCAATTCTAGCTGCTGGTACTAACGATTACACCGATCCTAAATCTGGTGCAGCTGGAGTTACAAAAGCAATCAAAGAACTGCAAGCAAAGGGATATAATGTTGTTGTAGTTCCACCATCAGAGCAAGGTGCGTATGCAAATGTATCAAAATCAGTTCAAGAATCTGCAACTGCTTCGGGAGCAAAGATAGAAAAAGGACAATATGATCCAAATGATCCAACTAGACCTTATACTCATCTAACTTCTCAATCTGCACAAACCATACAAAAAAAATATCCAGGAGCAAAAGTTATTGGGGATAGTAATGCGGAGTTGTTTTCTGGTTCTCAATCATATCGTGGAAAAAGTGCAGATTTTGTTGCATCTCAAATAAAAAATATGCAGAATGTTGCACCTAAACCACAAAATCCGGCACCTACTATTGCACCTCCGCCACCACCACCCCAAGCACAAGTTCAGCAATATCCAACATACAACCAACAACAGTCAAGTGTAACTATAATGCCGATAATGATGGGAGGAGGCAATCAAGGTGGTGGAGGACAACAACAAAAACCAGTATATATTCCTGTTAGTGGCGGTGGTGGTGGAGGAACTGTAATTCTTCCTGGACCAAGTGAAGGTCAGGTGGTAAATAGTTTAGTCAAAACATTATTACTTACTACTCTTTCTGGATCATAATGTCTATCGCAGTCGGCGCATTTAGACCAAATTATTTTGGTATACAATCATTAGATGGAAAAAATAAAGTTGATATAACCAACTCACTATTGTTTTTTGATTATTTTGAAGATTTGTTGTCTCCTTGTATAACTGCAATCGCACAAATAACAAATTCTTCTTCGTTGTTTAATATTCTTCCAATTCGTGGTGGAGAAAAAGTCGCAATTAGTGTTGATACTGCATTTGGGGAATTTTTATTAGATGGTGATAATGCATTATATGTAACTAAAGTAACTGGGTTGGACGCACAAACACCAAGTGAAACTTTTACTTTACATATGGTTTCACTTGAAGCACTTTCAAATGAAACATCAAGATGTGAAAAAAAATATAATGATGCAACAATTGATATACACGTAAAAGATATATTAAAAAATGTTTTAAATACAAAAAAATTTGATAATAAAAATATAGAAGCAACATCAAATAGTTATTCTTTTATTTCAAATAACAAAAAACCATTTCACATTTTAACTTGGTTGGGACCAAAATCCGTACCTGCAACATCAGGTGGAGGTGGAACATCTGGTGAAGGAGAATATGCAGATGCAAAAGGAACTGCTGGATTTTTATTTTATGAAAATAAAGATGGATTTAATTATAGAAGTATTGATAGTTTAGTTTCAAATACTCAAATACAAAATCAAAGTGCAGATAAAGAAAAAATAGTAACTTATACTTATACACAAATTATAGAAAATAATAATCAAGCAAACGAACTTAAAATTTTAAATTATGGATTTGAAAAAAATCAAGATTTGATGAAAGCATTACGAGTTGGTATGTATGCAAATAAAAGTTATTTTTATGACTTATATTCAAACAGTTTGGACATATACAAATATGTACTAAAGGATGAAATTGGAAATAAATTAGGAAATAATAATATTGCAGTTTCTGATGAATTTGGTGATAGTATTAGCCGCATTATGGTTCGTGTTTCGGATCGAGGTGCATTAAATAGTAATGGTTCAATTTCTAACAAATTAAGAAGTGGTGCTGATATGGCTAAGTCATATTCAAGATATAATATTTTGTTTACGCAAGCACTAAATATGGTTGTACCTTGTAATGTTTCTTTGAAAATTGGAACTATCATTAATGTAATGTTACCAAGAATAGATAGAACAGATAATAAAGAAAATGATGATGAACAAAGTGGAAACTATTTAATTAAAGGATTAAGACATCATTTTGAAGGTGGACAAATGATTACTAGTTTAAGATTAATCCGTGATAGTTATGGTTTATATGGATCTAATAATATATTTTAAATAAAATGATTGAAGAAGCACTGTTAAAATCTAATTATATTGGAAAGGATGGTTTTACTTGGTGGATTGGTCAAGTAGCACATACATCTGTTTGGGCGGAAAAATCTGAAATATCTGTTGAAGGAACTTGGGGAGCAAGATGCAAAGTTAGAATTATTGGATATCATTCTTTTGATGGAAATATTCTTCCTGATGAAGATTTACCTTGGGCACAAATACTATTAGATCCTTCTTTTGGAAGTTCGCAGGGAGGAATAGGAGGAACTATACATTTAAGAGGTGGTGAAACTTGTTTTGGATTTTTCTTAGATGGTGATGATGGACAACAACCAGTAATTTTTGGATTGCTTTATCGTAGTGAAGGAACTAAAAATTTACAAACGGAAGATGTTATATCAAAAGAAAAAAGTTCAAGATTTAAACCCTTTACCGGTCATCCTGGAAATTTAGTCAAACCATCACAAAGAGATAGTAGAAATTCAAAAAATTTAGGAGATGCAGAAACGTCACCAAGTCCACAATCAATAGCAACGAATGTTGATTTTAATTCTGATTTTGGATTTTCAAGTTCATTTACTGCAAATGTTTCAGCACCACCACAATATGGTGATAAGATTGTAGGCATTAAACCTGGAATACCTTCTGCATCTACTTTGGCGGTAGAAAAAAAATCAGACATTACTTTAACTAGACCAAATGGATGCGAAAATAATTTAATCGGACAAATTACACAAATAATACAAGATTTTGTTGCAGTTACAAATGGTCTTGATAGATATCTACATGCTTTTATTGATCCAGTATTAAATGAAATCGTAAATGTTAAAAATTTAATTAAAAAAACTGCAAGTCAAGTTCTTGGAATTGTAAAATTAATTATTAACAATTTAAGAGGAACTATCTTTAAATGTATTACTAAATTATTTACTAAACTGGTTGGATTGATAGTTCCAATACCACAACAGGTATATATTTTGGAGGCGATGAAGAAAATTTTAGATACAATTTTTTGTATTCTAGAAAAACTTCCTGCTAGTCTTCTTAATTTCCTTGAAGATATTTTTAATGATTTAGTTAATCCAATTAATGCACCTGCGTGTGCAATTGAGCAATTGACTGCTGGTATTCTTTCAAGATTGATGAATGATATTGAAAATGCACTTTCCGGTATTATGTCTGGAATTAGTTGGCTTACTGGTGGACTTTCTTCAATTTCTAATATTCTAAATCAAGCAAGTTCATTAGCATCACAAATTTTAAGTTTTCTTGAATGTACTGGACTTGCTTGTAAAACGCCAAGTGTTTGGGCTGCTAAATTTGGACCAAATGAAAAGGATGCTGATGATTGGCAAAAAATGGTTTCAAATGTAAATATTTTTAATGAAATTAGTGATAGTTTGGGTTCTATTGAAGCAGCAATTGGCGAAACTCCACTTTTTGGTGGTATTAATGGAAGATTTAATTTATCATATAATAACTGTAATCAAAAAGTATCAAATCCAACATCTCAAAATGAGATTATTCCATTACCTCCTGGAGTAAGATATCCAAATTGCATTCCGCCAATTGTAAGAATTGTTGGTGATGGTATTGGCGCAAATGCAGTTCCTGTTGTTGGTTCAAATGGTTCAATTTTTTCAGTTGAAGTAACTAGTGGTGGACTTGGATATACAGTAGAACCAACTGTAATGATTGTGGATAATAGTGGATATGGAAATGGGGCAACAGCAAATGCAATTATTGAAAATGGAAAAGTTTCTTCAATTTATGTAACCAATTATGGTTTTGGATATTGTCCTGGAAATTATACTGGTATTGGTACTACTGGTCCTGCTGGTACTGGTCCAGGAATTGGTACTACTGGTAATACTACAACCCCTAAATCATTTATATCTTTGAGATTGATTTCTTCTAAAAATGTAATTACGGAAGGAGATGATTTTGTAGTTTCTTTGATTACTGATAATGCAACGGATGGAACTAAAATTAATTATACGATTAGTGGTGTTCGTAGAGAAGAAATTGATAAAGATTTGACTGGATCATTTGTTATAAACAATAAAACATCTACATTATCAATTAAAACCAAAGATAATCTTTCATATGATAGAGAGTTATTTACATTAAAATTAAATGATTATAGTAATTTTGTTGATGTTTTAATTAAAAAGAAAAAAACGGTTACCAGATCATCTGAATATTTTTTAAGTTCATCTCGTGATTTTGTTACTGCAGGAGAAGCATTTACAATTAAATTAGATACAAAAGAAATACCAGATAATACTTTGGTTTCATATTCAATTACTGGAATTAATGGAAATCTTTTATCAAATTCTTCTTTGAAGGGATCTTTTAAAGTTATACAACAAAAATCACAAATATTAATTCAAACAAATAAAGATGTAATTACTAGTAATGCAATATTTAATTTAACACTGGATAATAAAAAGGCATATGTTTCAGTTCTTATTAAGGCAGTATCTAAACCTCCTAATCCACCAGGTATAAGAACTGATGTAACTGGTTGTATTGAAAAAATAATAGTCATATCACCCGGTTATGGATATACAACTGGTGATAAAATTACTGATGGTAAAAATACTTATATGCCCATTGTTTCTCCAAATGGTGGAGCAATTATAGATATAACGCCATTAAATAATCCAATTTGTGGATTTGAAGAACCACCAGATCTTACTATAAATACAAACACAGGTATTGGTGCGGCATTTGTTCCGCTTATGAAATATTATCCCACTTATGATTTAATAGATCAGAAAAGATTACCAATAGTAGGAATTAAAACAGTGATAGATTGCGTATGAGAAACCCATTTGCTAGACAACTTCCAGGATTTAGAATTGAGGCAGGGACAGATAGTGCTAAAAATGGAAAAATAGATATTGCTTGTACTACTGATAAGGGGCAGGGAATTATTATTTACCAAAATGGAAATTGTGATTTTACCGTAGATAAAACTTCAAAAGAAGTTGTAGGTCATAAAATCGCAGATGATAAAACACCAGCAAAAGTAATTGATGCGGTAAATGGCGATATTCATTTGAGAGCACTTAATGGTACTATTATTCTCGAAGCAAAGAATATTCGTATCGTTGGTGTCGATGGATTAGAAGGAGAAGTAACAATTCAAGGTTCTAAAATTGTTAAAATGAGTGCACCAAATGTAGAAGTCCAATCAAGTGGCGCTGCAACAGTCGCAGCGGCACAAGGTGTAAATATTGCTGGTGCTTATACTGATATTTCTGCAAGCACTCAAACTACAATTTCAAGTGGTGTAGATGCAGAATCTTCATCACTTTTGGGACAAGTATTAGCAGCAATTAAAAAATTCAAAGATTTCTTCAAATCCATATGTAACTAATGGCTGATTTAATAATTGCGAATGTTGGAGAAAAACTAGTTGTCGGGCAAGTTGATACTTCGTTTTTAACTGCAGGTGCTAAATTAACACCAGGAACTGCTGCATTAAATGGTCCAGTATATATTGGTGGAACATTGCAGGCGGGAATAGCAAGAGCTGCTTGTATGATTGGTCCCCCAATAGGGATATCAGTTCCTGCATCACTTGAAGTTACAGGTATTTCAAATCTTCTTGGACCGATTACCAATATAACTGGTATTACTAATACTCTTGGAATTTTTAATTGCTATGGTTCAGCATTTAAAAATGGCATAGATATGTCGAATGGGTTAAAGGTAAATAATAGTTCTCATATTACAAATGGAGCAAAGGTAGTTAATGGACCTTTAGTTGTAATGGGTATTTGTAATGTGGTCGGTATGTTTAGTGCTCTTGGCGGAGTTGCGGCACCATTTAAGTTATTTGATATTCCACATCCAACAAAGGAAAAACATAGGTTAAGGCACGGTTGTTTGGAAGGACCAGAAAATGGAGTTTATGTTCGTGGTAGATTGATAAATTCGAATATAATTAATTTGCCTGATTATTGGACTGGATTAGTTGATGAGACATCAATTACAGTTCATTTGACTTCTTATATTTTACATCAAGAACTTTATGTGCAAAAGATAGAAAATAATAAAATAAAAATATTAAATAACTCCGGTGGAAAAATAGATTGTAGTTATATTGTATATGCAACAAGAAAAGATATTTCAAAATTGATTGTCGAGTACGAAGAAGAATAGATATGACGAGAGAAACATTAATTATAAAATATGATGCGGAATTGAGTTTAATACAAAATCAAATTACAACAATTGGAGAGTTGAAGGAACCACTTCAGTCTTCGATCAATGAACTTGTATCACCAATATCACAGTTGGATGAGACTATAGCGCAAGTTACAGTAAATATTAATAAAAAAATATATGATATTTCAATTCTTTCTGGAATTGCTAATAGTTGTGGTTGTGGTACTACATCTTCTTTTTATTATTACGAACAAGCAAAAGCACATCGTATTAATGCAGAGAGTACTTCATATTCTGGAACAAATCCATATTCCCCACTTGATGGAACAGATGGATCGACTGCATTTACTTCTGGAATTGGATCTACTTCTGTAGTTGTTGGTGCAGATAAGAGTTCAATATTAGAATTGATTATCAATAATCCTGGATCTGGATTTATTTCTTCCACTTATTATGGAAAAGCTCTGAATGGTGGAGGAGGAAATGGGGCAAAGGCAGATGTGACTGTATCTGCTGGTGGAACAGTTTCGAGTGTAATTGTGAATAATGGTGGAAGTGGATATTCGGTAAATGATGTTCTTACGATTGCTACATTATCTGGAGCATCATTTAAAGTAACTGATGTTGGTTCTCCTATTTTGGGTACTGGAGTTGATACTTATATTGTTGCGAGTGTAGGAATTGGATCTACAGAGATTTATGAAATTAGTTCTAGCGAAACAAGTTCTTGTCCGACATCTTGTTCTACTTATGCTTCTCAAATAATTATATTACAATCAGAGTTGAATAAATTAAAATCTCAAAGAGATGGAATTATAGTTGGATCCAATTCTCTCAAAGTTGAAACTAAAAGGTCTTATACGCAAAGATATGGATACATATTTGCAGAAGGTGATTTAAATTCAAGAAAAGGTGAGATAGATAATATAAAATCAGTTTTGAACAATTCAATTTATAATCAATATTTCTCATGAGCATTTTTCTCCGAGATACTAGAACTGGTGTAATTACATCTACAGATCTATTTGGAGATGCACTTGGTTTATATCTTCGTGAAAATCCAGATATTGTAAGAGTTGGTTTAGGGACAACTGCAAATTCTGATTATTATGTTTTGTTGAATTCAAATGATATTGAATCTACACAACCAAATGTAAGTAATAACTTAAAATTTAATCCTTATACTGGTTCTTTAAGTGGAATTAGTAGTATTTCTGGAACTATTGGATATGCTTCTAGTGCAGGTATAGCAACTTATGCTTCTAGTGCTGGATATGCTTCATCAATTACAGTTGGATTGGATAATTCAAATGAAACCAGATATATTTCATTTATAAAATCAACTTCTGGAATTAATACAATTTCTGTAGATACTGATTTAACTTATAATCCAAGTACTGGTGTAATCAATTCTCTCAAATTCGTTAAAACTGGTGCTACTGCTACTAACTTTTTGAAGGCGAATGGTGATGATAGTGTATTATTATCTTCAGAAGTTACAAATGCTCTTGGATATGTTCCGGCAAACTCTGCATCTGTTACTGGACAATATCCAATTGGAAACTCAATCATTCTTGATGATTTTTCATCATCTTTTAATGGATCTACAACTGATTTTTCTCTTGCATCTGCATCAGTTCCTTTTATTCCAGCAGCAAGTTCTGCAAATTTGATCGTATCTGTTGGTGGCATAATACAAAAACCAGGAACTGATTTTAGTATTATTCAGTCTGGGGGAGTTAATACAAGTGCAATTAGATTTTCTACTGCTCCTGTTTCGGGATTGAGTTGTTTCGTTGTTGCTCTTGGTGGACAGGGAGCATTATTGAGTGATGTTTCTTGGAGTGCTAAGGGCGATATGGTAGTAGCATCTGGAGATAATGTTGCTGCAATATTGGGTGTAGGTGCAAATAATACTATTCTGATTGCTGACACAAGTGCTTCTGCTGGTGTTAAATGGGGAAGTTCAATTAGTAATCTGACGATTACTGGAACTTTAACAGGTAACGTAAGTGGAAATTTAACTGGTGATGTAACTGGTAATGTGAGTGGAACCGCAGGGGGACTTACTGGATCTCCAAATATTACAATTACTGATTTAACTTCTTCTGGAAATTCAAATTTAAAACTTGTTACTGAAACTACTGCAAATACTTTTAGTACAACTCTTACTCCATCGACTGGAACTTTAACCGTTGATGTAAGACAAGGAACAGTTGTTTTGGGTACATTAAGTTCTTCGGTTACTACTTGGGCATTTACAAATGTTCCATCTGCAAATAGTAAAACTACAACTATTACCATAATAATTGCTGGAAATACTTCTAGAACTTATGGGGATGCTTGTTCGATAAATGGTAGTGTAATTTCAAGTGGAATTAAGTGGTCTGGTGGTACTGCCCCAACATCAACCAATAATTATGACATTATTGCATTTGCAATTGTAAAAGATAGTGCAGGAACTATAAATGTTTTTGGTGGTGGTAATATGAATTATAGTTAAATGACTCCACTTAACTTTGGTTTAGCTAAAACTTCATTTGATTATAGTGGAATACCTATTACTTTTACTGTAGAAACTTTTGGTGCTGGTGGTGCTATAGAATTTGGTAATATTTTGAATTATCCTAGATATGGATATGGTGGATATAATAAAGTATCAATTACTGCATCATCAAACCAAATTGGATATGTGCAAATTTCTGGAAGTGGTAGAAGATGTTATAGTTCATTTTATATTGATGGTCAGTGGATTGTAGTTGCGGGTGGTGGTGGTGAACCTGCAAGTAATGTGAGATGGACTATTCCAGGTTTTAATGATGCATATACTGTAAGTGGAAGTAATGGTGGAGATGGTGAAGGAGGTTACAATCAATCTGTAAATGGAAATGGTCCTAGAGATGGGGCAGGTGAAGGATATAGGGATAGTTTACCTGGAAGTGGAGAATGGTGGGTTAGTGGAGGATATGGATCTGGAGCTCCACCATTAGCAACTACAAATCCAAATAGTGGATATAGTTTAGTTCCTGGACCTGGTGGAAAGGGAAATATTCGTTGTTATTATGATAATGGCGTTACATCTGGAATAGTTGGTAGTAATATTTGTACTATGAGTTTTGTAACTTCTGGGACAGGAGTAAATAATGGTCCAGCAAAAGTAATTATTACAAATACTTTGTCGGGAAGAAGTCAAACATATTCCCAACCTTCAAATTATAATGATGCATATTATACTGTCCCTCTTAGTAATATTATTGCTTATTAATATGTTTCATAAATACTTCAAATTGTAATCGGATATAATAATGTCTCAAACAAAAGCAAAACTTGTTGAGGGTGTAACTTCTGGTTCAACTAGTTCTTCTTTTGTTGCTTACAATGGAACAACAAAAACTGCTGGGCAGTTTGATGGAGGAACAACTGCACCATCAAATACTACCAGATTAAATTATGATGGTTATTTGTATGCTACAAAAATTTATGGAGATGGTTCAAGTCTTTCTGGTATTGATGCAACAAGAATTGTAAATGGAAATTCAAATATAACTGTAAATAGCAATAATACGATTACAACAACAGCAAATTCTGCAACAATCAATACTGTTTCTTCTACTGGAGTTGCAATGGCTTCTGGCAAAAGACTTGATATATCTTCTTTTACTGAAACTGTTCAAACTCTTGGATCTTCTGGGTCTGCAATTAGTGGATCAAATGCTTTGGATATTGGGACATACTCTACATTTATTGCTTATGTCGGAACATCTGCAGTTACATTTACTTTAACTGGTGGTGTTAATGGAAGACTTTCTTCTTGGACTTTAATTTTAATTTATACTAACTCTGGAACAAGATCTATAACTTTTAGTTTTGGAACATTACGATATCCCGGTGGTTCTTCGTCTATTACTTTATCAAATACTCAAGTTCATGATGTGGTATCATTTTTTACTGCAGATAATGCAACAAATACTTATGCCTCAATTATTGGATTGGGATTTGCAACATAATGTTTATATTAAAAAGACTTGCCGGGGCGTTTGTAAAAATTTATAAACCCACAATCACATCACCAACAGCAAGTCAAATTGTAGGTAGTAGAACACCAACAATTACATCAAGTGCTTTTTCCAAATATGGAAATATAACTCACGCATCAACTGATTGGCAAGTTTCTGATGCTTCTGATTTTAATACAATTCGTTGGTCATCAAGTAATGATACATCAAATAAGACATCAATCACTTCTAGTGACTTGGCAGGTGGAGATCGTTATGTAAGAGTTAGATATAAATCAAATACTGGAATTTATTCTGATTGGTCTGATGCTGTTCTATTTACTTCTCCTTGGGCAACTGGCACTGGTGTTTTGGTAAGTTCTACAGTATTTGAACTTTCTACATCAGCACCTGTAACCATACAATCGGGAACTTATCGCATTACTCTTTGGGGTGGCGGCGGCGGCGGTGCAGCAGGTGGAGGAAATGGTCCACGACCAGGTGGAGGTGCTGGGTCTGTATCAAAAGATGTAACATATCCATCTCCAACATCAATTTCATTTACCATTGGTGCGAAAGGTGGTTATGGAAGTGAAAATATAGGTGGTGGATGGGGTGGTTCCCCAGGTGGAGGAAATGGTGGAAATGCTGGAGGTTATCAGAAATGGTGTGGTGGAGGCGGCGGCGGATCTTCAAGTGCAATAGGTATGATTGCTGCCGGTGGTGGAGGTTCTGGTGCTGATGGTGGTGGCCCTGGTGGTCCTGGTGGATCTGGTAATAGTTCTGGTGGATCTGGCGGCGGTGGTGGAGAAGGGGGACAACCAGGAGATGGTTACGGCGGCGGCGGTGGTGGATCTAATGGATCTAATCAACCTCAAGGTGGACCAGGAGGCGGCGGTTCTAATGGTGGAAGTTATTCATCTGGGTATAGTTCTCCAGGAACTGTAGCAGCAAATCGTTATTATTCTACAAGTAGCTCTTATTATTATGGAGATGCTGATACTAATGGTGGTGCAAGAATTCAAAAAATTGCAGCACAAGTTACACCAGTAGTTTCTATTACAAGCAATCTTGCATCAACATCAAGTTCAACTGCCGGAAGTAGTTTATCTTTTAGTATTACTGCTACTGATACTGCAAATAATGATAGTACAGTTGCGTATCAGTGGTATGTGAGCACTGATGGTGGAAGCAATTATTCTGCAATTTCTGGGCAAAATGCACAAACATTAACCAGATATCAACCATTTTATTATAGTGATAATGGGCATAAAATTAAGTGTAGGGCAACAGTTACTAATTCTGTCGGCAGTAACTATACAGATTCTACTGTTTGTACTTTAACAGTTGCACGAAATTATGATTGTAGCGGTGCAACTGTCACAGGAACACTAAACCTTTCTAGCTCAGGTCCAAAACCATCCACTAATGGTAATGGAGATGATACCTGGGGAACTTGGTCTCCTGGATATGATGATATTTGTGAAATTAATGGAAGTACAAATAGTTTTAATGTTAAGGGTAGATTTTGTAATTGGCAAGCAAAATTAGAACTAAGAATTACAAGGTCTACAGACGGAACTCGTCGTCATTGGGGAGATCAAACACGAAGTGGTACTCAAGACAATTATCAAAATTTTCAATTAAATGCAAATGGTGGTGGATGGGATCCAGGAAATGATGGTATTCCGACATTTCGTTTGATGGTAGTTGATAGTGATACTCAATGTCAAAATGGTAATCAAGACATTGGTGCAGAGCAAGAAACTACTGTTACATTGAGTTATTCGTATAAAAGAAGAACCTATTACTACGATAGTCGTCCATAAATAGTTTAAAAAAATATGAACATATCTCATCAAGTTAAAGCAATTACTCCAAGAGTTAAAGATCATAGAGGTTATATTGATATGATTTTTGATTTGTCAGTTTTTATTGACTATACTGATGATGAAACAAACTCAAGTGTTGGGTATCAATTATCTTATAAGTTTGATACCGAAACCGAATATTCGGAAGAAAATCCTTTTATTCCATTTGCTGAAATTACCGAAGAACAAATCAATTCTTTGATTGAAACTTTAATTGAAGATGAAAGAGTGGGTGGGCAGTTAACCCTTCAAGAATGGGCTGAGAGAAGATTTACTGAAATTTATGCAGAACCGGTTTCTAAACCATTTATTTTTCAAATACCAGTAGATACCGTTGGTATTGGTACATCTCCATAATTTTCCAAATACCCCTTGACAGGACCCCAAATCCGTGCTATGATATACGGGTGATGAACAACGAACCACCTATGATGATCTCCCAAGACCTTTTGACCGAACTGAAAGAAATACAAGAAGATGTGGCAGGACAGTTTTCAGACGAAAACTTGATAAGTGGAGAACTTTATTGGATTTGTATAGAAGCACTTGCAACTACAAAACTTGCTGAACTTCGTGGTGAACTTGTTTCTTGACGGATTTGTGTTTTTAAGATATTGTAAATATGGCGAAACATTTACCGACTCCCTTCCGTATGCATAGAAACTTTTAGTTTTTATTGTATGCCCGTGTAGCCCAGCGGAAGAGGCAAGAGACTTAAAATCTCTCAAGCGGTGGTTCGAATCCACTCACGGGTATAAAAAAATAGTGTCTAAATAAGACAGAAGAAATATCTGTGCTTATAAAATGCCATTATCAAGGTTAGATAACTTTTTAAAGAATGCTGAAGGAAATATTCTTTATGTAAATCCATCAGATTTTGATGCAACTGATAGTTATGAGAATAAAGGAAATTCATTAACCAGACCATTCAAAACAATTCAAAGAGCATTGATTGAGTCTGCAAGATTTTCTTATCAATCGGGAAGAAATAATGATAAGATTGATAAAACTACAATTCTTGTATATCCAGGCACACATTATATTGATAATCGTCCTGGATATGTTTTAAATTCAAGTGCAGTTCTTTATCAAAGAACTGGTTCAGGTTCTGGTGCAACTTGGACTACGAGTGGTGCATCAATTACTGAACTGGGGTCTTCATTCAATTCAGATATTTTTAATGCTTCAAATGATCTTTATAAGGCAAATTCATCTTCTGGTGGTATAATTATACCTCGTGGTACATCAATTATTGGATTGGATTTAAGAAAGACCAAAATCCGTCCACTTTTTATTCCAGACCCATTAGATGATTATATTAATAACTCGTCTATTTTTAATGTAACTGGTACTTGTTATTTTAGTACATTTACATTTTTTGATGGTGATGTAAACAGAAGTGTTTATAAAAATTATGATAATACATCTTTTGTTCCTACTTTTTCGCATCATAAATTAACAGCATTTACATATGCTGATGGTGTAAACGAAGTCAAAATGGGATCTACTGGAACGGGTCTAACTGACCTTCAAATGTATTATTATAAATTGGCTTTGATGTATGGAACTGCATCAGGAAGACCACTTGCGGATTATCCAACTGGTGATGATTTTGAACCATCAGTAGACGAATATCGTATTGTCGGTAACTTAAATTCAAATGCGATTGGTATTACAAGCATTCGTGCTGGTGACGGAAATACCTCATCACAAATAATTACGGTAGATACATCTACCGAACACGGTTTATATGCTGATACTCCATTTTTGGTAAGTGGTGTTGGAATAGATACTGGTGTTTATAATGGATCTTTTACGGTAAAAGATGTTGTAGGTCTTACCACATTTACATATAATGCAACAAGTTCTCCGGTAGTTCCTTTACCAGATCCAAATACACAATTACAAAATTCTCAAATTATTGTAGAAGTTGATAGTGTATCTTCTGCGTCTCCTTATATTTTTAACTGTTCTTTGAGATCAGTTTATGGAATGTCTGGATTGTGGGCGGATGGTAGCAAAGCAACTGGATTTAAATCTATCGTTGTTGCTCAATTTACTGGCATATCATTACAGAAAGATGATAATGCATATATTGAATATGATTATAGTAGCAAATCATTTAAAAATAATGATGAATCGAATTATTCACCATTACATACTCATTCTTATTCAATTTATAAACCATCATATGAAAATTATCACGTCAAAGTAACAAATGGTGGATTTATCCAGTGTGTTTCGATTTTTGCGATTGGTTATTCGAGACATTTTGTTTCCGAAAGTGGTGGTGATATGTCTATCACCAACTCAAACTCCAACTTTGGCGCAATATCATTGGAGTCGGTTGGATTTCGTGTTGATTCTTTTGATAGGGACAATAAGGGTTATATTACACACATTATTCCGCCAAGAGAAGTTACTACAGCAGAAACTGAAAGCACTTGGTTATCATTAGATGTAAAACAAACATTATCAGTTGCAAATCCTTCTCGTTTATATTTGTTTGGATATAAAAACCGAGAAATTGCTCCACCTCATCAAATTGATAGTTATCGTGTTGGTGCAAAGCAAGGGGATATGTTGAATTTGCCTGTAACTGTGGGTACTTCACTTTCGGCATATTCGGCTCCAATTTTAATGCAATCACCTGATGGAACTACATTTAGTTCTAAGAAAGTTTCTTTTGTTGGAAGAAATGCTGGAATTAATAGTATTGCAAATAACATTTTTACATTAACTAGCGATCATAAATTTTATAATGGAGAAAAGATTAGAGTTTTTAGTGATAATGCAGAAGCACCAAATAATATTGAATTAAATAAAGTTTATTATGTAAGTACAACTGGATCGGCAAATGTAATTAAAATTTCTCCAACATATAATGATGCAATTGCTGCAACACCAAGAACAATTAGTGGAATTAATAATCTTGGCGGAAATTTAAGAATAGTTAGTTCGGCAACAGATAAACAACCAGGAGAAGTTGGTCATCCAATTCAATATGATACGGTAGCATCATCTTGGTATATTGATAGTTCTTCAACACAAGATAATGCAATTTATTCTATAATTGTGGGCCTTGGTACAACTGGTCTTGGATTAGAAAGTGGTTCTACATTTATTAAGAGAAAATTAGATAATCGTTCTCTCTCTGATCGTGTCTATAAGATGCGATATGTGATACCAAAAGAAGCAACAAATGCTCGTCCTCCGGTTGCTGGATATATTATTCAAGAAACCAGTACAACTGGAATTGGAAGTGCAAGTGTTTTGACTGGTGGTCTTTCTAGTCCTTTGGATTTGAGAAATCCAAAGATTATTACGAATGCTTCATATTCTTCAAATACAATTACTATTACAACTGAACTTCCACATAATTTTAAAACTGGTGATATTGTAAAAATACAAAATATCAAAAGTAGCAATAATCCAGTTGGAACTGCTTCTTCTGTTTATAATGGTTCATTTAAGATTTCATCAATTCCAAGTTCAAAAACTTTTGCAATTACTGGAATTTCAACAGATCCTGGATTATTTGCAAATATTACAAATCAAAGAACAACAAATCAACAAGTTGCTGCACTTCCAAGAGTTTATCGTGAAAGATACGAAAGCACATTCTTCGTTTATCGAATAGACGAAATCAAAAAACATATTCCTGGTTCTTCTATTTCGGGTCAGGATGGAATTTATCATTTAACTGTGATGAGCTCAGATGTTTCGCCATCACTTGCAAATGTTGGATATGGTATTAGTCTTAAAAATTTCAATCAGGATGTAAGAAATCTTTATCCTCAAATGGATCGTGATAATTATAATTCTGATCCAAATGAAACATCTTCTTATGGAAATGTTAAACCTCTTGGTACTGTAAATGTTGATGATAAAAGAAATTCAGTTACAAAAGAAGCAATTAATACATTTTTAAAAGAAAATACTGTTGGATATGCAATTACAGGAGCAATTGTAAGTGGAACTGCGGTTACATTCTTTACAGATAGAGAACACAATCTAAATTCTATTAAAACTATATCATTGACTAGTGGTGGTTCTGGTTATGGGTCTACTACTCTTTATTCTGCTGAACTTGTAAATGCTTCAATTGTAGGAAAAAATGGTTCGGTAAAAGCAACCTTAGGTGGTGGTGGTGGAATTTCGGCAGTTGAAATTGTAGATGGTGGTGCTGCTTATGGTGTTGGAAATACAATGACGGTATCCGGAGGAACAACTCTTGCTGTTGTAAATGTAACTTCCATAAACAATAATGTAAATGATGCATTGCAAGTTGTAGGATTTGCAAGTGAAGGATATAATGGTGTGTTTAGAATTACGAGTGTTCCTGATGCAAAATCAATTACTGTTTATAATCCAAATAATGTAACAACATTTGCATCTAGAACAGATGGAAAATCACCTTTTGTATCTGTTGTAGGTAAAGGTTCTTCGATATCAAATTTAATTTTTACTGATATTAAAACTGGTATTGCGACTGTTACTACAACAAGTTCTCACGGTCTTATTGTTGGAAATAAGTTTTCAATTGTTGGTACTGGAAAAACTATTTTTGATAGTTCATTTACAGTTAAAGAAGTTGTAGGAATTAATACATTTACATTTAATGTTGGTAATTTATCATCAACAGAAGCATATAATGGTAATGGATACGTATTAAGGCAAGGAATTGCAGCAAATGCTCTTTCTATTGGTGAAGGAGAAATTAATCTTGCAGGACGCATGTCCTACATTTATGCAGGTATTAGCACTACAATTTCTGTTGCATTAAATGCTTCTGATGCATCCATTAGTCTTACTAATGTTGGTGGATTTGCAAAAGGAGATTATTTGCAAATTAATTCAGAAGTTTTGCGTATACAAAATGATGCTTGCACTAATGTACTTCGTGGTCAGTTTGGTACAATTGCTGCTGCATATGATAATGGAACACTTGTAAAGAAAATAAGAGTAATACCAATTCAATTTCATCGTCCGTCTTATCTTCGTGCATCAGGTCATACATTTGAGTATCTTGGATTTGGTCCAGGTAACTATTCAACTGGTATGCCACAAAAGCAAGATAGAATATTAAGTGGAGATGAAGTTATTGCTTCGCAAGCTAGAGAACAAGATGGCGGAACAATTGTTTATACTGGAATGAATGATAATGGTGAATATTATTCTGGTGCAAAAAAACTTGTTTCTGTAACTGGAGAAGAAGAAATATTTGATGCACCTGTATTTACATATACTGGTGATGATGCAAATACAGATAGCACAAAAAGATTAAGTGGTATATATGATGATTTGGTAGTAAGAGAGCGTATTACGGTAGAAGGTGGAGAAAATAATAATCAAACTTCACAATTTTATGGTCCAGTTAATTTTACACAAAAAGTTACAAGTACTGCTGCTGCTGGTGTTGAAGTTAAAAACTTATACATTAAAGGAAATACAGCACAATCAAAATTAATTACTGTTGGTATTTCTACACCAACTACTGCTGATATACCTGGTGCTCGTACTGGTGATATTTCATTGTCTGGAACACCACAATTAGGTGGTTATCTTGGTCACATTTATATTAATGGTGATTGGAGAAGATATGGGATAATCAGTTCCCAAAAGGATTTGGGTTATTATAGAATGGATAAATTGGGAATTGGTGCAACTACATCAGTTTTTAATGGTACTCAACTTTTTGAAGTGAATGGGCAAGCATTGATTAAAGACCTTTATGTGACTGGAAATGTAACATTTGCAGCACAACAAACTTTTTCCAATCTTGCATTTGAAGGTATTACAATTTATAATGATGCATTTTTTCCTGGAACAAATGCAAGTGGTGGAATTACAACTACTTATACGCAAAGACACGCACAAGGTATTTCACAACTTTATAATTTAGAAGTAATTGGTACTGCGGCAACATTTACAAATGCAAAACTAACAGTTCAAAGTTCATTTAATTCTACATTTACTGGTCTTTCTACTTTTGCCGGTCAATTGAATATTGGGATTTCATCAATTGGAAATCTAAATGTTGTTGGTATGACTACTACCAGTAATTTAAATGTAACTGGTATTACATCAGCTACATTTGGTGGAACTATTGGTGCTGGATTTACTGGTTCTACGTCTGGAATTACAACATTAATAGCATCTGCTGTTGCTTCTGGCATTCTTACATTACCTGCTACAACTGATACGTTAGTTGCAAAAAATACAACTGATACTTTAACTAATAAAACAATTGCAGCAGCTTCTAATACGATTACTGGTCTCACGAATACTAATCTTTCTGGGTCTGCTGGAATTACAAATGCAAATCTAGCAACTCCTACGATTTCTGGTATTTCACTTGGAAGTAATCTTGCTACACTAACATTTGGAACATATTTGTCTGGTACTTCTTATAATGGTTCAACTGCGGTTACGATTGCAACAAATGCATCATCAACTGGTACTAGTAATATAGTTGCTCGTGATGCTTCTGGTGATTTTACAGCAAATAGAATTACCTCATCTATTAAAGCAAATGGATTGACCGAAGGTGTAACTATTATAAGTGCTTCTGCACTTACTGGTTCTAATAATATTGATTTGATTGCAAATAATGTTTATCTTTATACTGCAAATGCAACAGGAAACTTCACATTTAATTTCCGTGCAAATTTTTCTACATCATTAAATACATTCCTTTCAGTAGGAGAGTCAATTACTGTTGCAATCTTAACTACACAAGGGTCAACTGCATATTATAGTACGGCAGTTACAATAGACGGAAATGCAGTTACCCCAAAATGGTATGGAGAAGTTACACCAACATCTGGAAATGTAAATGGTATTGATGTTTATACATATGTGATTATAAAAACTGCTAGTGCTACATTTACTGTAATTGCATCACAATCACAATATAAGGCTTGATACTAAATGTCTCCACTTTTAGGTTCTACTGGTTTAGTTTCTTATTATTCTTATAGAGGGAATATTGACACACTTCCTGATGTGTTTTCAATTGGTGCAGATGTTGCATCTGCAGAAATAAATACAGAAATTACAAGAACAACTACAATTACTGGGATTAATTATAAAGCACTAGTAACTCCAAGTTCTGGTGCTACAATATCTGTAAATGGAAGTGCATATACCTCTACTTCACAATATGTAAAAAATAACCAATCAATATCAATTAAGTTTACGCCAACTGTTTATGAAACAACTTATACTGTATCATTAATAGTTGGAAAACGAAGTGATGCTTATACTATTCTTACAAGAAATCGCCCAGAGGATGGAATACCTAATGCATTTAGTTTTACAGATCAAACAGATATAGATCCACCATTTAAAACTAATGTAGAAAGTAATGATGTAATAACTTTAAGTGGAATGTCGAATGTTCCTTCTGGACAAACACCAAGAACAAATGATATTGGAACTGCAAGTATTAGTGGAAATAGTGCTCAATTTAAAGTTACAAGAAATGGCGCAGTTGTAAGAGATTATGGGACTACAAATTTTTCAGTTCTAAATGGAGACCAGATACAGTTGCGTATGAATGCAGGAGGAAATGCACAAACAGTTTCTACTACATTTAGCGTAACTGGAACTGATAATACAAACTTAGCAAGTCCAGTGACTGCAACTGTATCTGATACTTGGTCTCTTACTACAAGATCTTATCCTGTTAGTCTTAGTATAAGTGCAAGTCCAACTACAGTTGATTATAACAATTCATCAACGATTAATTGGGATTCTCAAAATGTCGAACTTCCAATTTATATAGATGGTATTGGAAATATGTATAGTGCATCATCAAATGGAAATGGCAGATCTACCGGAAATCTTACAGAATCACGAACATATACCGCAACTGCTACATCTAAATATTCTCCACCATCAAACCCAACACCTGCATCGGTTACGGTAAATGTAAATCCACCTCCAGACCCAACAGTCACATTAACTGCGTCTCCTTCTTCTTCTGTTGGAAGTCCATTAGATTATGGTAGTAATGTAAGACTTAGCTGGACATCTACAAATGCAACTGAAGTTGAAGTTACTAATTTTGGAGCATCTACATCTGATGGTGTGAGTAGTGGATATAAGGATGTGAATAATATTACATCATCTACTCAATATACAATTATTGTTAGGGGCCCAACCGGAAAAAGAAAAGAGGCAACAACTATTGTTTATATAAAAGAAGAACCACCAATCGAAAAACATATTACTTCAAATACAACTAATGTAAATACTTCAAGTTATTTTGGGGGAGATTGGGGAAGAAATGTAAGAAAGAAATTATACATTGATCCTGGAGTTGTAGTTGGTTCAACTGATACAAATACTGCTGCACTTATTATTTCTTCTGGTGTTGTTGGCGCCTTTACTCTAATAAATAATGGTTCTATTCAGGGTGCTGGTGGTGCAGCAGGTTCCGCAAATGGCGGAGATGGTGGAAGGGGTGGAAATGCAATTCGTGCGGATGGTCCTGGATCTGGTGGTTCGATTACTATACAGAATAATGGATCAGTTGTTGCTGGTGGTGGCGGTGGTGGCGGTGGAACTCGGGGCGGTTCCGGTGGTGGTGGTGGTAGTGGAAGTTATGTTGTGTCTACATACCACGGACAAATTTGCTACAAGGAAGCTGAGATATGCGCTGCATTACAAGTTGCTTGTGCATATGGTGATAATCCTGCTTGTTTTGCATATGTTAATAGAGATTGTACTGGATCTGGAGTTCCATATGATTGCTCTTATTATACATATGAAACAATTTATACGAATGGAGGCACTGGGGGTGATGGTGGAAATGGAGGTGCTGGAGGAATAGGACAAGGATATAATCAAAGCAGTACTGATGGTGCTGATGGTGCTGCTGGTGCTGCTGGTGCTGGTGGAGGTACAAATGCCGGAAACGGCGGAAATGGTAGACAAGGCGGAAAAGGCGGAACTGGTGGAAACTTTGGTCTTGCTGGATCTCCAGGAATTCAAGGTGATACTGGATACCCTGGTTCTAGTGGAAATGTATCTGGAGGAACTGGTGGTTTTTCTGGTTCTCTTCCTGTTGGAAACGGGGGAGTATCAGGATATTCCTTAAATGGAACAAACTATACATCTATTAGTGGTTATGTTGTTGGACCACAAAAATCCAATCCATAAATAAAACGAACTTTAAAATGTTATAATGACTGAAAAACAATATCCTTCTTTACCAGAACAAGGAAAAAACTTAGCTAAGTTTAGTTTTGATTTAATTAAAAATGCTATTCAAACCGGTGCCCTGATTGTTTCTGCCGAAGTACAGGCACAAAGACTTGAAACCTGTAAGGTTTGTGAACATTATGATGCAGAACAAATCAGGTGTAAACATTGTGGATGTTTTCTTCCTGCTAAAGTTTCTTTTGCTCTGGATAGTTGCCCTGTAAAAAAATGGAATGAAAATGAAGAAACTTGGATAAATGAGAAGTTTGATGATATTATGAAAAAGACACAAGAACAACAATCCTAAATAAAATCATAGTTATTTTATATACATATGAAACCACAAGAAATGCTTGATACTTTGATTGAAAAGTCATCAAAACTACAACAAGAACTTTTAGATCTTGAAAGAGATTTTAATATTAAAAAGGAACAGTTTATTCGTCATCAAGGAGCTATTGAAGCACTTCAAATTGTTATTCAAGAAGAAGATTTATAAATATATCAAAGGACTTATATAAGTCTTATTTTACTGGTATATACCGAGAATGAATATCAATGGCAACTCCTTTTAGAATTAAAAGGTCTGCGATACCAGGCAAGAAACCGGTAGTTGCAGACTTACAATCAGGCGAATTAGCACTGAATACTTATGATGCAGAACTTTATACCAAACGAGAAAGAAGTGGTATAGGAACTGATGTTGTAAGACTTGGTGCTGGTGCAACAGTTACAAATATTTTATATGTTACGAAAGATGGAAGTGATACAAACACAGGAAGAAAACTTGGAGATGCAAAAGCAACAATCGCAGGAGCAATCGCAGCAGCAGGAACAGGAACTGTTATTAAAGTTAGTGCTGGATCTTATGTAGAAAATAACCCAGTTATTATCCCAGAACAAGTAAGCATTATTGGTGATAGTCTGAGAGAAGTATCGGTATCACCACAGAATGCAAATCAAGATTTATTTTATGTTACAAATGGTGATTATATTGCAGAAATGTCATTTAGCGGAACATTAAATTCTGGTAAGGCAATCTTTGCATTTAATCCAAATCAAGTTGGATATTTCAATCAGTCACCTTATTTACAGAACTGCACTAATTTTATTCCAAATAGTATTGGACTGAAGATTGATGGTTCAAAGGCAATAGGACCATTAAAATCTATGGTATTGGATAGTTATACACAATACAATCAAGGTGGTATTGGGGCATCTATTACGAATGAAGGATATGCCCAGTTGGTATCAATGTTTACTATTTGTGATGATATTGCGATTTTCTGTGGTTCTGGTAGTGCCTGCGATTTAACAAACTCTAACTCATCATTTGGTAATTATGGATTGGTTGCCGATGGAGTAGGACCAAATAAATATACAGGAATTATTACAACTGCAGCAGCAGCCGATAGTGATACTTTTGTTTTAGATTTAAATGTCCCAACACTGAATGTAAGTAATGCTCTTTATGATAATGTGAGTGGAATTGTTACGGTAACTACGTCTTCAAATCACAACTTGAATGTGGGAATGGGCGTTTCAATTTCTAAATTGAAATTTACCTGTTCTTCGGCAAATGCAGTTACTAATTATAATATCAGCACTGCTAATTATACTAATACTACTGGTATTTTAACCGTAACGACATCTACTAATCATAATTTTACGGTTGGTATAAGTGTTACGATGTCTAATTTGGTATTTTCTTGTAATTCTGGAGGCGGATTATCTACTGCATATTTTCCACCGGCACCGGGTGATAATAATGGAGATTCAAAATATGTATTTAATGTAATCTCAATACCTGCATCTAATCAATTTGTAGTAAATGTAGGAACATCTACAATTACTCATAATTATGTGAATAATGGTATTGTTTCAATTAGCACGATTGCAAATTTTCCCTCTGGAAACTTTGGATATGTTTTTGAGGTTGCTGCCATTGGTGCCGCAAATAGTTTCTCTGCTTATGTTGGAGTTTCTACACGCACTCATACTTATAATTCTGGTGGAACTGTTAAAATAAATACAACAAGACCTTATGATGGTCAGGTAGTGTATTTTGATAAGTTATATTATACTGTTGGTGGTGTGACTGTTGGTTCTGGTGGAACTGGTTATACTCAAAATGTAGACATTACTTTTAGTGACCCAAGTGCACCTTGGGGAGTTTCTGCAACTGCCGTAGGTGAAGTCACAAATGGTTCTGTGACTTCTGTGGAAATGGTTTCTAATGGAAGAGGATATACAGGAATACCAACAGTTACTTTTGCATCACCCAACTCTGGAATTAATACTGCAACAGGAACCGCAAATCTAATTCCTGCCTACTATACCATATTAAGGTCAACACCAATATCCGGTGGTATTTGTACGATTACGGTAAATGATAATATTCCTTATGCAGTTGGTCTTGGTTCAACTGTTCCTTTCTTTAAGCAAAGTCGGGTATTAGCATCAGGACATTCTTTGGAATACATTGGTTCTGGAACTAATATTAATGGTGCTCTTCCTAATCAAGGTGGAGTTCCA